AGTTGACCACTGAAGCCATCATCGACGAAGCTGAGAAGCTTTATCAGTTCGTGCTAAAGAAGTAGCATGATAGCCTCTGCACCCGGGCTAAAGGGTGCGCTATGTTCAGGGTAGAGCAGCTTGGTAGCTCGTCGGGCTCATAACCCGGAGGTCGGTGGTTCGAATCCATCCCCTGCACCCATTTTGTTTAACAAGGAGAGAGAATGGCTAGAAAAAGCAAACAAACAAAGGCAGGTCGCGTATCTATGCACGATCTTATGAAGCTGGTAAATAAAAAAGCCGGCCGTGAGGTGGCACACGATCTTACCACTGATAATCCCACTTCGGTTAAGGAGTGGATCCCGACAGGCTCAAGATGGCTTGACTCTATTATTTGTAAGGGCCATCTCGGCGGCATCCCTGTTGGTAAAATTACGGAGATCGCCGGTCTTCAATCGACTGGTAAATCTTATATGGCTGCACAAATTGCCGCCAACGCACAGAAGCAAGGAAAGCTAGTTGTTTATTTTGATTCAGAATCGGCTATTGATCCAGACTTTTTAAGTCGTGCTGGTTGTGATCTGGAAAGCCTGATGTATGTTCAAGCATCGTCGGTTGAATTTGTACTAGAAACAATCGAAGAATTGCTCGGCGCCGCCGAAGATCCGCTGGTGTTTATTTGGGATTCGTTGGCGTTCACGCCATCTGTTTCAGACGTCGAAGGCGATTTCAATCCCCAATCTACGGTTGCAACAAAAGCTCGTATTTTAGCCAAGGGCATGTCAAAGTTGGTCATCCCCATTGCTGATCAGAAAGCAACATTTATTGTGCTCAATCAGTTGAAAACTAACATTCCCCACGGCCCGATGGCGAGGCAGATTGCCATGACAACACCTTACGTCACGCCGGGGGGCAAGGCCATGCATTATTCGTACTCGTTACGCATATGGTTAACCGGCCGAAAGTCCAAAGCAGCCGCTGTGCTGGATGAAAAGGGCTTCAAGATTGGGTCTGAAGTTAAAGTAAAGCTTGAGAAATCACGCTTTGGGACGGAGGGCAGAAATTGTACCTTCCGAATTCTTTGGGGCACTCGCGATATAGGCATCCAGGACGAGGAGTCGTGGTTTGACGCCATTAAGGGTTCGAAACACATGCAGTCCGCGGGTTCTTGGTATACTTTATCAATCGGAGACTATTCAAAGAAATTTCAACCTTCTAAGTGGACTGAACTGGTGAAGGAAGACGAAGAGTTTAGAGCAAAGATACTCGAGCTTATGGAAGTTGAAGTAATTCAAAAGTTTGATAAACGCCAGGGAAGTGCTGCAGACTTTTACGAAAATGAGTGAATAGCACTTGACAAAGTTACCAGAAGTGCTTATATTATTCTTGTAGGCCTGGGGGCCCCATAAACCGCGTTTGAGCGCTTTCTGCACGATTTCGCGACTCCATATACTCTTAACGCTCTCTGAGTCCTCACGGGGCATTTGTGGGGAGCCCAAGGAGTGGTTAATCTTCAAGGAGCGAAAGAAAACAAATATGGCCAAAATTGATCACATTGCGCTGGTTGTAGAAGAACCTTCCATCGCCGCCAAGTGGTACGAGTGTAATTTTAATGCTGAGGTTTTATATAGTGACGACTCATGGGCCATGGCAGAGTTCGAGAATATTAAGATAGCGTTTGTCAAAAAGGGCGCCCATCCAACACACATTGCCTTCGAAGTCGAAAATTTTGACGACATAGAAGGCAAAGAAAAAACACACAGAGATGGCTCCAAATCTGTTTACAAAAGTGATCCATGGGGTAACATTTACGAGTTAATTAATTATGAATATGAAAAGTGAAAATAAAAGAGTGCTCATCATTGACGCACTGAACATGTATCTACGAGCTTATATCGTAGATCCGAGCCTGTCGCGACATGGACAGCCTATTGGCGGCCTTAAGGGCTCCCTAAAGATTCTACAGAAATTGGTGCGCACCACCAAGCCTGACAATGTAATAATTGCTTGGGATGGGCCCGATGGGTCACGCAAGCGCAAGACGATGGATAAGAACTACAAACAGGGCCGTAAGCCGATCCGTCTTAACAGAGCGTTCCACAACCTAACGGACGATGAAGAGATACAGAATAAAGTCTGGCAACAAAGCCGGCTGATTGAATATTTGAATGAAATGCCAATTATTCAGACTATGATCGATCAGGTAGAGGCCGACGATGTTATATCATATGTGTGTAACATGTCGCACTACAAGGATTGGCAAAAGATCATCGTATCCAATGACAAAGACTTCATGCAGCTTTGCGAGAACCAGACAGTTCTGTGGAGACCGACCAAAGATGAACTATTGAACACTAAGAGAATCATTGAACAGACCGGCGTGCACCCAACCAACATGGCTCTGGCTAGGGCAATTATCGGGGATACCTCTGATAACTTGCCGGGAGTGAGGGGAGTGGGCTTCGGTACGGTTTCTAAAAGATTAAGCTTTTTGAGCGAAGAAGAAACACACACTATTGATGGTGTCATTGAACACTGTGAGGCCATGCAAGAGGAAAGTAAATTAAAATTTTACCATAATATAGTTGAAAGTAGGGACCTAATTGAACACAACTATAAGATGATGCAACTATACTCCCCACAGATGTCAATTCAATCTAAAACTTTCGTTAAAGAATCAATAGAAAATTTTGAATTTACCTTTAACAAAACTGGCATCCTAAAGATGATGATTGATGATGGATTTGGTGAGTTAAATTGGGAAGATCTGAAGACTTCCTTAAACAAAATTATAAGTGACTCTATTGACGCGACCGTATAATAAAGCTAACTTATCCTTGACTTTAGGCGAAGGAATGTTATACTTATAGTGACGATAGTAAAGGGATAAAATGCTAGCAGAAAAAGTAGACTTTGGAAGGTACGGAAAAGCCTTCCAGGAAGGGTTGGTTCAACTGATATTTGAGGAACGACCCTTCGCCGATCAGATAACCGAAGTGCTCGATGTAAATTTTTTAGAACTTGAATATTTGCGGATATTTGTTACAAAAATTCTACGCCATCGTTCCAAATATGGGAAGCACCCTTCTTCTAATGCATTGGTCACAATTTTGCGAACAGAACTCGACAGCGAAGACGAGACTGTTCGAGATCAAGTAAGAGAATACTTCGCCAGAGTACAGGCCAAAGAAGTAAGTGATAGCGACTATATCAAAGAAACATCGCTTGAGTTTTGCAGAAAACAAAAACTCAAAGAAGCCATGATGGAGTCTGTTAATTTGCTTCAATCGTGTTCTTTCGATGAGATATCAACTGTTATCAACGACGCGCTTAAGCTTGGTTCCGATAACAACTTTGGCTATGATTATTTGATTGACTTTGAAGAACGCTTTAAGCCAAAGTTTAGGAAGCCAGTCACAACAGGCTGGTCAGAGATCGATAAGATTGTCAGTGGCGGACTTGGCAAGAATGAGCTTGGGGTGGTTATTGCGCCAACGGGTGCGGGCAAATCAATGGTGCTCGTCCACTTGGGCACCCAAGCAGTGAAAGAGGGAAAAACCGTAATACACTATACGCTAGAACTTCAAGACACTGTTGTTGCGTCTAGGTATGATAGCTGCATAACAAGCTACCCCCTCTCAGAGTTAAAAAGTTTTAAAGATGAAATTTATGATGCGGTCAAAGATATCGATGGAAGGCTGATTGTAAAGGAATACCCTACCAAGTCTGCCTCAACAAACACTATTAAAACACATCTTTCGAAGCTTATTAAGAGAGGTATCAAGCCGGCAATGATCGTGATTGACTACGCCGACTTGCTAAAGCCTGTAACAGTTCGTAAAGAAAAAAGAAACGAGCTTGAGTCAATTTATGAGGAATTGAGAGCAATATCGCAAGAGTTTGAGTGTCCAGTTTGGACTGCTTCGCAAACCAACCGCTCCGGCTTAAATGCGGAAGTTATTACGATGGAGCAAATCTCAGAAGCATTTAATAAATGTTTTGTCGCAGATTTTATTTTTACAATATCGCGCACCATCGAGGATAAACAAAAGAATCAAGCAAAAATGTTCATCGCAAAAAACAGAAACGGGCCCGATGGCATAATTTATGATCTATTTATGGATACTTCAAATGTGTGTATAAAAATGCTTCCGAAAACTGTGCTGACAAACACCAACAATGGAAGCACTATACCACTAAATCCTGTTCCTAATACGGCTGCGGAACAGAAAAATATACTGCAGAGCCGGTACGAAAAGTTCAAAACAAGAAGGAAATAATTATAATGAGAACAATCGACAACATCAGAAAATTTAAATTATCAGACACATTCATTGAGCAATATAGAGAAAAAGAAGTCCCATGGGGCCCCCTTGGATATGTAACGTTCAAGAGGACTTACTCGAGACGCTTAAGCGAGTTCGACCCAGAGGCTGAAGGCTCCGAAGAGTGGTTCCAGACATGCCGGCGAGTTATTGAGGGCATGTTTAATATGCAAAAGCAGCATGTGTTCCAGCTTGGACTCGAGTGGAATGATAACAAGGCACAAAAAACCGCCAAAGATGCCTATGATCGATTGTTTAGTTTAAAATGGACCCCTCCAGGCCGCGGCCTGTGGATGATGGGTACCAAATTTGTCGAGGAAAGAACTGCCGCTGGTCTTTTTAATTGTGCCTTTAGATCCACCAAAGATCTAGCTACCAAAGGGGGCTATTTGTTTGCTTGGATGATGGATGCACTAATGGTTGGCATCGGCGTAGGCTTTGATACTTTAGGCGCCGGCACCGTCACCATCGCCGAACCACAATTTACGAACGATATACATATTATTGACGACTCCCGCGAAGGCTGGGTACATTCAGTTAAATTGCTTTTAGACGGTTACTTCTTCGGTTCGCCAGTGCCAAAATTTGATTATTCTAGCATTCGGGACCTGGGCGCAGAGATTAAAGGCTTCGGAGGTACGTCTTCGGGCCCTGCACCATTGATTGAGTTGCACAAGAACTTGAAAGAATTATACGACAGCCGAATCGGACAACAAATTAGCTCTGTCGACATTGTTGACACTGAAAACTTAGTTGGGAGATGTGTGGTATCAGGAAATGTTCGGCGCTCCGCAGCGCTCGCCCTCGGTGCGCACGATGACCTTCACTATCTTGAGATGAAAAATGATCAAGAAAAACTTTACCACCACCGATGGGGCTCTAACAACTCTTTCCACGCAGTGGTCGGCATGGACTATGAGTGGCATGCTGAGCAGTCGCAAAAAAACGGTGAACCGGGCTACATTTGGCTTGACAATGCACGCACACGCGGCCGCATGGCAGATCCTCCACGGGATGACGATAGGAGTGTGATGGGGTTTAACCCCTGTGTAGAACAACAACTTGAAGATGCAGAGCTTTGCTGTTTGGTCGAAACATTCCCAGCGAAACACGAAACGTATGAAGATTATTTAAAAACTTTAAAAATTGCTTACTTATATGGAAAGACCGTTACGCTCTCCAACACTCATTGGCCTGAGACGAACGCCAAGATGCTAAAGAATAGGCGGATAGGATTGTCTCAGTCGGGTGTTGTGCAGGCATTCAACAAACATGGTCGCCGCGAAATGCTCAACTGGTGCGACAAGGCCTACGCCCATGTGCAACAGCTTGATGAAGAATACTCAGACTGGCTCTGTATTCCGAAGTCCGTGCGCATGACCTCCATTAAACCATCTGGCACAGTGTCCCTATTAAACGGTAGCACACCCGGAGTACATTTCCCAGAAGATGAATACTATATTCGCCGCATTAGATTCTCGAAATCTAACGCTATGCTTGACACTTTAGCGAAAGCGGGTTATAATGTTGAAGAGGACAAGTATTCTCCCAACACTGTATGCGTTGAGTTTCCAGTCCATGAGAAATATTTTGTCAAAGGAAAAAAAGATGTGAGCATGTGGGAGCAGTTGGAGATCGCTGCACAATATCAGCACTATTGGGCTGACAACTCTGTGTCGATCACTGTAACCTTCCGGCCCCACGAGGCGCACCAAATCAAGAGTGCGCTAGAAATGTACGAAACCAGACTAAAGGCAGTTTCATTCCTGAAACATGAAGAGACTGGATATGAACAGGCGCCGTATGAAGCAATTACAAAAGAAAAGTATGAAAAAATCTCAGCAAAAATTAAACCTATCACCAGACTCAAAACCACTGGTGCTTCCGGCACTAAATTTTGCGACGGTGAATCTTGTACCTTTTAGGAGGAAAATTGAAAAATTTTAATCACCTTTTTGAAAAGCATGAATTAATTATTAATTGCAAACAAAGAAATACAGAGCTATGCCACTGGAGACCCACCGGCAACATAAAAGCCACTGCTGGTGACAACGTTTGTGTCTCCTTGGTGTGCACCCGGTGTGATGCCCGCACTAACGTGTTCTTAGAACACAAGCAATATAAAAATCATGAGAAAATATTACTAAAGGAGATAGAGAGTGTTTAAGCCAGTCAACAGATATGTTTTAATTAATAACACCAAACCAACAGTCGAGAACGAAACTCCCATGGGAATCCTCTTGCCAGACGACTATAAACCAGCAGAGGAAAGATATACATCTTATAACGTGCTTGGGTGGGCGGATGATATCAGGTTTGACCTGGATAAAGCCGACTCAATTATCGTTGATAACAGCATGATTGAAGAAATTACTGTGGATAACTCGACATATTCTATTGTGCAGGATAATTATATCGTGGGGATTATCCGCAAATAGGAAAACATTTAATGGACAAGAATTTTTATAACGAGGCGTCCGCGTCCAGATTGGGGTGGGAGCCTTCGTGGTTCAATGAAAGATTTTTTGACGACCGGCTGACCAGAGCGGTTAAGAAGTATCAGAGATCGAAGGGTCTGCCAGCCGACGGCCTCTGCGGTCCTGCGACCTTCCGGCGCCTTTGGACCGATCGCCAAGAAAATATTGACGAGCACGCACCGCCGACATGTCACTATTCAAACTACATTGTATACAACGGAAATTTTACACCCATCAAGTGGGACAAAGTAGTTTTATGGTCTGAAGCCGGCGCCCCCAAAGCGCGCCGCGGCACTTATTACGATTATACCGGAAGGCCAAAACGAAGGATCAGGTACTTTGTTAACCATTGGGATGTGTGTCTTAATTCTCGGTCTTGCCAAAGAGTGTTAGACAAGAGGGGCATTTCGGTGCATTTCTTGATCGACAATGATGGTACAATTTACCAAACGATGGATATGCAGCATGCTGCTTGGCATGCCGGCTCTGAACGAACCAACAGACCGTCCATAGGAGTAGAAATCACCAACGCATATTATCCAAAATATCAAAACTGGTATAAAAGACACGGTTTTGGCGAGCGCCCGATTATCGATAAAGCGTATGTTAATGGAAACGAAATTGGCCCGTATACGGACTTCTACCCTGAACAAATTAAAGCGCTCAAGGCCTTGTGGAAAGCGGTTAACGCCGCTACCGGCATTCCTCTCGAAACTCCGCTCAATCAGTTTGGCAATACTTCGAAAAACTATGAACAGCGCGTGGCTTACGGGAAATATAAAGGCTTTGTAAGTCACTACCACGTCAGTAAAAATAAAATTGATTGTGCAGGCTTGGATATTAAGGCGCTTTTGGATGAGATAAAGGAAGAAAAATGATTAATGATGTTTTTTCTTCTATTTCTGTTGGCGTTTCAGACAAATAACGGAATATCATATCCCGATCATAGATTTTATAAAGCTTCCTATTTCTCACAGAAACCATATCAAAAATATAAATGGACAACAGTACCAAATATTAGAGTATGTCAGAACACCGAAGTAGCTCTATCGAGAGTTCAGCGCGCCGTAGATTATTGGGAACGCCTCGGGTATGAGTTTGACGAAGTTTATCTGGATCGTTTTTCATACTGTATGAATCCGAAAGATAATGAGATAGCGATTGTGTTGCCCGAGCAAGGAATTGTTGACGACAAGATGGCCGCTACAAGAATATACACAAGCAAGATTACGGGTGAGATAATTAAAGCAAAAATATATATCCTTCCGACGTCGGGCAGAAAAGAACGCGTGCTTGAACACGAAATTGGACACGCTCTTGGCTGGCAACATTACAATCGTAAAAATCATATTATGCATCCAAATTGGTGGCTCGGCGGTCATAGTTCCTATGGCCTGCAAAAAATGTAGTTGACATTTTGCACCATATGGGGTATACTGTATTAAACATTTAGGAGAAACATGTTTACAAATTTATTGGTATTAACCATGCTTTCGTGTGTAGCAACAAACAACACACAAGAGTCTGACTCATCGCCGGAAGTAACAAATGAGGCTGCAGAAAGTCTGGATCGAATGATCGAGACGTCAGAGGCGATGTTGGAAAACATGAAGCTGATGAACCACAATCTAGAAATGATCTTCCGCGCTGTTACTAACTGCTCTACAGATCAAGAGTGCGAGGCTGAGCATGCCCGCCTCCAAGAACAGATCGATGCGAGGGCAAAATAGTGAAAGTATTATCACTTTTAACAGCATTATCGCTTGGCTTCCCGGCATATGCCGAAGACTTAAGCGATAGCGAAACGTCTTATGCCGGCGCATCTATCTTAGAAGGAGACTGGGACGTATCGTTTGAAACCGCTACGGATATCGCTGATAGTGAGGACCGATTTCCTTACGCCTTCTTTGAGGGGAATACGCTTTACGTGGGTAACTCGGATATATACGACAACACCATTGATGCCATTGTGGAATTTTTCTGGTTCCAGTCGTCAATCGATCGCGGCACGGATTTTTATGTTGCCGTCATCAAGACTCGGGTTACTCCCGGGCACGATTGTTACTACGCGCCGTGGGATTGGGCCAGAGGCGCCCAGTGTAAATTATGGGCAGACGAGTGGTCAGATTGGGGTGAACATCCTGTTCTGAGTGTGGAAGCCATGACTGATGTTGAGCGCGAGCAAGGGGCTTTCCGTTGGGACTGGTCGATTCCGTTTGAGACTTATGGCATAGACGCTTACGGACAAGTCACCTTCCAAAACAAATATGGAATCGGAGAATCATCCGAGGGAGCGATAATGGCCCACGCTGAGTATCCCATCACGGAAGACGGCACCCTGAAAGCGGAAGGAAATGTACAAGTGAAGGGCTACCACTCAAAAGAATATTCAGTTCAAACGCAGTATGAGGTCACTCTCTACGAATGGGACGTTTTTGTTGATGGTCGAGCAGACTTGATGGCGTGGGACATGTACCTTAATCTTGGAGCAAGAGAAACACAATCAGCCTACCATGAATATTTCTTGAGCGTTCAAGTGGAAGAAGGGATGCCCTTCATGATCGATGAGCTAAATTTTGTTGGCAATTTCGATACTGGCTGGTATGATCCTTTCCATCATGAATTAGGGGTGGCGTTGACGGATTTGATTATCTCGCAGCCTTTCTTTATTCCTGTTGATGAGCAAGAGGAAGATTCCCAGACCCCAGCAGAAGATACCGGTACCCAAGCCGAGCAGGACACCGCCGAGGAAGCAGCGCAAGAGCCCAACGATACAGAGTCCAATGTTCTCGTTGTTCTTAACACAACTCCCGACTCTGAATCAAAGGGTTGTTCCACTGTTGGGCGCACTGCGCTATCTGCTGCATTTATATCCGCGCTTCTTTTAGGTTTTAGAAGGCGCGATTGATTTTTGAGCACCAAGAAATAGTGGTGGGGAGCAGCCTCGACGCTGTATTGTTTGCTTATAGTAACGAATACCCACTGTTTTTTGAGTCACCTGCACCCCCCTTTAGATTTGATTATTTAAATCCGGGAATCGATTTGTCATGTCTTAAAATCCCCAGAGCTGCAGAAAGTTTAACGACGTTTGGCAGCGAAAAGAAAATTGGCTTAGGTAAAGAATTGTTGTGGGAAAGACTGCTGTTTATAATGTCATTGGTTGGACACCTCCCATTATCGGATCTGTGCAACTCAATTAGGCACGATGAATCAAAAATCACATGCTTCAACGAATATTCAAAAATAGCCGAAGTTAGCTACGAAAAAATGTACAATTTTAAGCAAGATGATAAAAATAACAAGCTTTTATGCCGTGACTGGATAGCTTTTAATAGCGGCGGTAAACACGATATAGATCTTATAGAAACATCCGATGATTTTGTTAATCAGATTTGGTTTTACCAATCTGATAGAATTTGCGGAAACACTAAAGTTAAAGATGCATGTGCCGTCTCCGTCGTTGACAAAGAATTGGTGGATGATTTTGAATTCAGTCAAACCATGGCTAGATTTAAGGTAGTAAAAGAAATGAAAGATAGGGGCATGAAAGGTTTGCTGAGCAGCTATGGCCCCAACGGCAATCCCAAGCATTATGATTTTAAAACGTCTATTATGTCACGCTCCATTACATCTAATGCTCCGGTGAAGTGTTATAATCAGCACGGCGATACAGTGAATACTCCGAGTTTTAACAAAATGGTGCAGCAATTAGATAAAAGCTCACAGAGATATTGGAAGATATTGAGGCATTTATGAGTCAGCATATACATCTTGCGGGGATCATACCGATTGCCAACTTTGACGATACATTTAAGATGCCGTATCCGTGGTATCTACTTCCAGTCGATAATGCATTTTCGATGATACAAAAATCAGTATTCGAATGTGCGATAGCCGGTTGCCAAACAATATGGATAGTTGCAAATGATGATGTGTGTCCTATTATTAGGCATCATATCGGTGAGTGGACTTACGATCCAGTTTATTACTACCGCAAAGAAAAATTTTACAAAGACAAGAGGAAAGAGATCCCAATTTATTATGTACCCATACACCCAAAGGATAGGGAACGCCGAGACTCATATGGATGGTCGGCACTCTATGGGATGCACTCTGCATGGTATGTGTCGCGCCGCCTATCAAAGTGGGTCGTGCCTGAAAAATATTATGTGTCGTTTCCTCAGTCTGCTTTTAATATCTACTCTCTCCGTGAACTTCGGCCAAAGATTAACCACCCTGCTGATAACTTCTTTTTGTCTTATGGAGATAGGACAGTTAAGGATAATGAATATCTACCGTTCACCATGTTCGGAGAGGATTTTAAACAATGCAGAAGACATGTAAATTCTGAGACAACTAAAACTTATTACAATACGGAAGATGGCGAAAAATATCCCTCCAAAAAATTGCCAATTAATGAAAGATGGTCAGCGAGAAGTTTTGACATTAAAACTGTCTTTTCGCAAGTTAATGAAACTAATTCTTTTAGACGAGACATCGAGTGGTTTTATTCACTTGATAGCTGGGAAAATTATCGCATGTTTATGTCCAGTGAAAATTTTATACAAAAGCCAGCTAATTCCTTGACAAAGGCCCACAAACATAATATAATATGTGATGAAGAGGGGTACATTAATGAACAATAAACCAAATATTAAATTTGTTGGTCTGCACGCACACAGCGTAGCCGGCTCAATATTCGATGCTATCGGATATCCGCAAGCCCATATGGACTTTGCGTATAAAAATGGCTGCGAGGCGCTAGCGCTCACTGATCATGGGAACATGAACGGACTAGCATATCAGGTGCTGCATGCAAAGAAAATGCAGTCAGAGGGCAAAAACTTTAAACCTATTTTTGGTTGCGAGGCGTATTTCACACCATCGATTAGCGAATGGCATGAGGCCTACGAGAAAGCCATGGAAGACAAGAAGAAGGCGCGTTCTATTAAGAAGGACGAACAATCTGGCGCCACTGTTGAGGACGAGGGTGACAGCAAGAAGACACAAGGTATCTTGAAGCGCCGACGGCACTTGGTACTATTAGCCCAGAACCAGACTGGCCTCAACAATCTATTTAAACTGGTATCGGAGTCCTACAAGGCTGAAAACTTTTATCGATATCCGCGCATCGACTATGCTCTTCTCAAGAAATACAATGAAGGCATTATTGCCGCCTCTGCTTGTCTTGGTGGGGTGTACGCTGGAAACTATTGGGAGAATAGAGAAGAGGGTGACGAAGCAGTACTCGACGCTATGCGCGAGTCTACAAGATGTATGGTTGACATTTTCGGTGATCGCTGGTATGCCGAAGTGCAGTGGAACAATATCACAGAACAGCATGAGCTTAACCAATATGTGATTCAGGTGGCGCAGGAGTTTGGAGTTAAACTTATCACCACGGCCGACAGCCACTATCCCAATCCTGACGCGTGGAAGGACCGCGAACTTTATAAGCGCCTCGGATGGCTCGGCAAAGGCCGGCCTTCCTGGGCCGAAGATGAGTCTCAACTACCAGAAGGTGTTGAGGAGATAGGATATGAACTGTATCCCAAGAACGGTGATCAGATGTGGGAGAGTTACAAGCAGTACTCTGACGAGCAGGGTTTTGAATACGATGATGACTTGGTTCTGCAGAGCATTGAAGAGACACACCGGATTGCGTTCGATCGCATCGAGTCGTTTCTGCCCGACAACACAGTGCGTCTGCCAGAGTTTGTGGTTCCCGCAGGGTTCACAGCAACGCAAGCATTGGTAAACTTTGCTCTCGAAGGACTGAAAGAAAAAGGGCTTCACACGAACAAGGAATATACTAATCGACTGCAACGGGAACTCAACGTCATTGATGATCGCGGGTTCTCTAAATACTTTTTGACGATGAAATCCATTGTCGACGTCGCGACAGATACGATGCTCACTGGTCCTGGCCGCGGCTCTGCCGCTGGCTCCTTGGTGGCGTACGCCTTGAACATCACGCAGGTAGATCCCGTTAAGCATGGGCTTCTATTCTCCCGCTTCTTGCGTTCCGACGCGACTGATTACCCAGATATCGACTATGATGTATCTGATAGTATGTCTCTTAAAGAGAAGCTGGTGGAGATGTGGGGAGAGGATTGTGTCGCACCTATTTCAAACTGGAACACTCTGCAGCTCAAAAGTTTAATTAAGGACATCTCCAAATTATATAACATTCCCTTTACGGAGGCGAACACAGTAACCTCTATTATGATCCGCGAAGCCACCCCGGAAGCAAAACGTAAGCACGGCATCAAGGCAGGAGTGTACGCACCAACATGGGAAGAGGTAATGGAATATTCACCCACCCTGCGGGCATATCTCAATAAGTATCCCACAGTAAAGACTCACGTTGAGGGCCTTGTCGGGCAGGTACGATCCTGTTCCCGCCATGCCGGTGGAGTTGTAATTGCTGAGAACTTAGATAAGAATATGCCGCTAATCAATTCCGGCGGCGTGCGCCAAGCACCGTGGGCAGAGGGACAGAACGTTCGACACCTTGAGCCTATGGGGTTCATCAAATTCGATCTACTCGGATTGTCAACGCTTAAGATGATGGAGGGCGCTATTGAACATATCTTACAGCGCCATCATGGAGTTGAAAAGCCGACATTCGCACAAATAAGGGACTATTATGAAGAGAACTTGCACCCTGATGTGATCGATCTGGAGGATCAAGAGGTGTACAAGAATGTTTTCCACAAGGGAAAGTGGGCCGGGATCTTCCAATTCACTGAGAGCGGCGCGCAGAACTTTTGCCGTCGTGCTAAGCCCAACAACATCATCGATGTGTCGGCTATTACGTCCATTTTCCGTCCTGGGCCGCTATCTGCCGGCGTTGATACAGATTATGTTGATGCCAAGGAAGCGCCGCATTACATCAAATATCTATCGGACGAGAGCCGCGAGATTACCGAAGAAACATACGGGTTCCTTATCTTTCAAGAGCAAATTGCGCTCTTGGCTCACAAACTTGGTGGACTAACCTTGGACGAAGGCAATATGTTGAGAAAGGTTTTAACCAAGAAAGGTACCGGCAAGGGCTCCGTCAAGAGTAAGCTGCATGATAAATTTATTGCTGGCTGTTCCGCGAAGGGGATTTCTGTCGACGACGCTCAGTCCCTATGGGACAAGTTCGAGTACTTTTCAGGCTACGGATTTAATAAGTCTCATGCTGTTAGTTATTCGATCATATCTTTTCAGTGCGCATGGCTGTTTAATTACTATCCAGCAGAATGGATTGCGGCCTTCTTGGATAAAGAGCCCGAGTCAAGGAAAGAGAGAGCTATTAATACTGCGAAGTCTTTTGGATATAAGATAGCCCCAGTAGATCTAAATAAGTCCGGCCGTGTCTGGGAGATAGCTTCTGATAATCAAACCTTAATCCAGCCGCTAACTTCAATTAAGGGTTTCGGAGATTCAGCGCTCCAGCAAATTTTAGAACACCGACCATTTACTGACATTGAGAATCTGCTCTTTAGAGAAGAGATAACTTATTCAAAATTGAATAAGAAGGCGTTAGATGCCTTGTGTCGCGCCGGCGCCATGGACAAGCTTGTGGACGAGAGGTTTACTGGACGTAAACATTTTTGGTCCGCTTCCGTGGTCGACCGACCCAAGAACAAGAAGAAATTTGCAGAAAACATCGATGCATACGCCGCCGAAGGAGATTTTTCTGAAGAGGAAATCATACACTTCAAGACAGAGTTAACGGGCGTGTTCCCAATGAACCTTGTGATCAGCGCCGATACTATTCAGCGTCTAAAGGACAAATATATTCCTCCCATCTCTGAGTTTGATCCAGAGTTGTGTGTCTGCTGGTTTATTCCGCGCAAGATAGTCCCAAAGAAAACGAAGAATGGTAAAAATTATTGGATTGTCGAAGTTATCGACTCTAATAACGAAACACAAAAGATTAGATGTTGGGGAATCCGACCGGAAAGGGACAGGATTTTCACCAATCGACCATATATGGCTAAGCTAAAATATGACGAACAGTGGGGCTTCTCAACTTATGCAGTAGGAAAGACATTTAAACTACTTGGCTGAGCTAATTATAGCACGAGGAAAAGACCGTGCGCGCATCTAAGTTACTAAAATGGAAAAGAACCCTCAACGAACTCAAGTTCAAACACAGCGAACTTGAGTTGATCGAGGATGTCAACGAATCACACGCTTCAGAGTTTCAGACTTACCTTGAAGATTTCTGTAACGAAAAAGAGGTTGATTTGGAAGACTTGAATCGGAACCTCTTAGCTGCTCAAGCAATTAAAATTACTCCCCCAGAGGAAGTTGAAAAATTTAAACTGCCAGAAACTGAAATCGACGATGATGGCGCACTGGTCATCCACCATGAACCTCCAGGGCCACCGGACGTTGATGAAACTTTGGTGAAGGACGGGAAGGAACTGGCCGATGCGTTTGCCAAATTATTTAAGCAGATAGCACTTTATCTCCATCCCGACCGCTTACAAAAACTGAGTGACGAAGAGAAAAAGGAAAGAATGGAACTTTTCAAAGAAGCGCAAAGAGCATTGAAAGAAGAGAGATACTATTTTTTGCTTGATTTGTCTGAGAGGTTCGGGGTGAGAACACCAAAAAACTATAAACAGCAGACGCGTTGGATGAAGATCAAAATTGAAGAGCTTGATTCGAAGATCCGCCACGAAAAAACAACTTATAATTATAAGTACGCAGAATGCGAGAATGACGATGAAAGGCAACGACTGATGAGAAACTTTATTTATCAAGTATTTAAAGTCCACGTCGAATAAATACTTGACACTTACCATGCTGAGTGTTATAATATTATTGTAATCAAGGAGAGCCACATGGCCACAACAAACAATCAGAAGAAACAATACGTGAAGGAGTACATTCGCTCCCTAGCGGCAATCGAAGGGTGTATTGAACCCTACCAGGAACAAAAGCGTGAATTGCGCTCAGAGTTTCGGGAAAACGGATGGCTCAATACGGATGAAATCCGAGCAGCAGTAAAGGCATATCGTCTTTTCAAGGGTAAATTTAATATTGATGAGGTCGTGGATAATTTCAACGCGATTTCGGGGGGAACCAACGCATGAAAGGAAACGATATTTACGATGTGAAAGAAACCAAAGAATCTTTACACATCATTAGAAAGAAATATAATCAAACCAAGCTAGACGATAGTTTTCAGCGCCGCGGCGGCGTGGAGCGTGGCTCCGGCTGGACAAAGAAGGCATCAGAACAGTACATGGAGTCTGTGTTTGCCGGCGCGGTGTTTAATAAGATAATGACCGCCGAGGTAGAGTCGTGCCATCGCTATGCGGTCGATATTGGGGATGAAGAATCCGAAAGATATTTTAAAACACTAATAGATGAAGGTCACAAATACGTTAGTATAGATGGGAACAATACTTCTAGCACATTTAATGCGTATCTTGACAACCAGTTCCCGGTTTATACTGATTTGGATCCAGCTACTCGCGGCCGAGGAAAAAAGAAGAAGTATTTTAAAGATTTGTCGGAGACAGAGCAAGATGATCTGCTTTACACGGAAAAGCTGACATACTATACATTCCGCAAAATCGGAATTATTGAGATGTGTAGCCTTTTTCGAAGAGAGAATACGTCAACCCATCTCAACAAGCAAGAATATCGCCAAGCTAGGTGGTCTGCCATGGCTAAATTTATCAGAGATATCGCCAACGAGCCACAAAATAGACTGATTTTCGAAAACCTAATGGCGTTGTCCACCGCAGACATGGATAAACGCAAGCATGAGGAGTCTTTAGCACAATTTGTTTACAAGCTGGCGACCACATATACGCTTGATCCCAGCGCTAAACACTTAGATGAGTTTTATGATCAAACCCCTGAGTTATCGACTAAAACAATGAATCTTGTCGCATCTGTTATGAAAGATCTGTCTTCGATTGCGAAAGAGGTTAAGTTAATTAAGAGCCACAAGCTCCCGCCGGGCGTAATGCACGTTCTTTTTGATTTAATCGCACACATTAATTCAGATTCAGAATTAAAAACAGTAAAGGTTGCAGATCATGAACGATTTATGGAATGGTTTTTAGAAACAGATCAGGCGTTTAGACAACTATCATTAAAGGTCTCCGAGGAAGAACGAAGCGAGAAGTCCTACATCTACTGGACCACTGTATATACGCAGAAGCACGCGCTTTTGAAAAGCTTAAACTTGTTCCGTCAAGTGCTAGTAAGAGATCTTGAAGATATGTTGGAGGATGACATTCTTGAATGCCGGAGAACGAGCCAAGATGCGTTTACCACAGCGCAGAAGATAAAACTATTTTATCTGCAAAATCGCAAACTGAGATCTGGCCAAGAAGTTTCCATTTTGGATCTTTACACCGGCAAACTAGAAGCAGATCATATGATATCCGTTAAAGATGGCGGTAGTACGACAATTGATAATGGAGAACTGATGACGGTTTACGATAACCGCCAGAAAGGTGCCGCATCTAATCAACCACATTTTAATCACCAGAAGGGGCAATAATATAATGAATAAAAGCACACAAGTCGTTATGTTTTCATCCAAGACAGGCGCATGGGCCACACCGCAAGATTTTTTTGACAAACTTAATTGGAGATTTGGGCCTTTTGATTTAGACCCATGCGCAAATTCCAACAATACAAAGTGCGCAAATTTCTTCACAGAAGCTGAAGATGGGCTTTCAAAGAATTGGGAAGGGTTTTCTAGCTTTATAAATCCGCCATATGGCCGCGGCATTGATAAGTGGATCAAAAAGGGATATGAAGAATCCCGGAAAGAAAACACTAAAGTTGTTATGCTTATCCCCGCGAGAACAGACACCAAGTATTGGCATGATTATGTTATGAGAGCAGATGAGGTATACTTTATTAAGGGGCGTCTAAAGTTTGGAGATAGCGATAATAGCGCCCCGTTTCCGTCTGCGGTTGTGGTCTTCGACGGCACCAACAAGCAGCAGATCTTCGGAGCTATTAACAGATGAATAGAAAAGAGCGCCGTACACTAAACAAGCAAGTGGGGGACCAATCGTCCGAAAAACTTGCGCAAAAAATTTCCCAGTTTGGCAAATTGCCACAGCAGTGCAGCGCGTGTTATAAAGATTTTGACAAACAGGATCAGGATATGATAAAATCTTGGTCCGTTGTCGTTAAGCAAGAAGTCGTTAGACTTTTTTGTCCACACTGCATACAAAAAACGAAGGAGGCTTTAGATTATGTCAGTACAGAGAATCGATCGAAATAGCGTCAAGCAAATTCTTGATGGCTACGTTCAGGAACAACATTCAGTTGTTATTAAATTTTACGGAACCAATTGTGGATATTGCCACAACCTTGCTCCCCTCTATAAAAAAATATCAGACGATTATGAAGATGTTTTGTTTTACGCCTTTAATATGGATGATGGGCAAGGATTTGAAGATAAATATGATTTTAATGGTGTGCCCACCATCTGCCATGTAAAAACGGCTGGCCACAAGACCCGAGTTAGTTTTTTATCAGAACCCGACGAGCCCGATGGCGGTGAGGAGGGAACATGGTATCACCACCAAGATCTTATAGATTTTATTGAGCAAAACAGACAGGAGTAACTTATGCCAACATTAAAAAATCTTGAAGCAGCATTGCTTACATTACAGGCCGAAGCACTGAGGCACTACGGCGCAATTGAAATTTTGATTAACAACCCAGTAGGGGTGCCCGACCACACTGATTATGTCGAGGAGATCGTCAAACACGCCAGGGGGCTTTCTGAGTGCGAAGAGGCTTACGGGTCTTTGCAAAAACATTTCGTACCGAAACCGCCGCCGGCTACCCACACGGCTCCACGCCCCGCGCACGAGGGGTCGGTGCCGATTACGCCAGAAAATTCTCCCACCATGAAAAGGGCCCAAAACATTGTTGACGCAAGAAAGTCTCACGAGGAAGGAAACGATGATTAATACCGAGGCGCTAACCTACGATGATGTGCTACTGCAGCCGCAGTATTCCAACATACGTTCTAGGAGAGAAATTGATATTGGTGTAAAGTTAAAGAAAGACGTCGCCCTATCGCTTCCAGTAATATCATCACCCATGGACACAATTACCGGCGGCGACATGTCTGCGATTATCGCGATTGCCGGCGGTATTGGGATCATTCACCGCTATAGCACGATTGAGAGGCAGGTCTTAGAGATTGTCCGTGCATATGAATTGTGCCCGAAGAATAATATAGTCGTCGGCGCCGCTGTTGGCGTCACTGGTGACTACCTTGAGAGAACCCAAGCATTAATTAGCGCCGGTATTGATATCATTTGCATCGATATCGCCCATGGACATCACTTGCTCATGAAAGAAGCGCTAGCGGATATCAAAGCATTGTCAGATAAAGTACATATAATGGCCGGCAACGTGGCTACACTGCAAGGCGTCAACGACCTGGCTGACTGGGGCGCTGATTCCGTACGATGTAATATAGGCGGCGGCTCAATTTGCTCGACTAGAATCCAAACCGGTCATGGTATTCCGGGGCTCCAAACTATTTTTGAATGCGCGAAAACAGATCGCGACGTTGGCATTATTGCCGATGGTGGAATCAGGAATTCCGGCGACATTGTTAAAGCCCTCGCAGCCGGCGCCGACGCAGTAATGTGTGGCTCCCTCTTATCGGGAACATCCGAAACGCCGGGTAATGTATGTGAAGGCCAGGATGGGTTTAAATATAAGACGTATCGGGGGATGGCCTCGAAAGAAGCACAAATAAAATGGCGTGGAAAATACTCCTCTTTTGAAGGGGTAGCCAGCCAAGTGCCATATCGCGGCGCCGTTGAACCTCTCCTAGAAGATTTGAAGAGAGGGATCCGTTCAGGGTTTTCTTACACCGGTGCGCGCAATATCACTGAGTTACAGTCCAAAGCTGTATTCGTTAGGCAGACTAACGCTGGCTTTGGTGAGTCCAAAGCACACATTAATACTAGGAAATGGTAATGCCCAAAGCGTTTGAAAATTATGGTAAAGATATAAAGCGTATAGTTTTCAACGTATCTGACCACGATCACGCTAAGCTTATCGTGCGCCTACGCCATAACTCGCTTACGCAGTCTGAATTTTTCAGAGCCGTAATTAACGGAGTGAATGAGAACGATGAAAATATTTTAAATTTTATTGGTTCGTGCGTCCTTGAAAAACAAAAGTTGAACAAAGGTAAAATTAAAAAATCGAACTCCTTAATATCAAAGGGCAAGGATTTGTCTAAAAACTTTGGTTTTGACAACGACGAGATAGAAGATATATTCGACTTAATTGCAGAAGAGCATCCGGACTTATGACAAAAGATGGATTGAATGAGTGTGCGCGAAAATGTTTGGCGAACAAAAGCATGTGCCGGCAAGAGGGTTGTCGGCATTTTATTGACTACCCCGCAGAATATAATTGTGTTTTGATTACTGTATATGAAAATGGTAATCTAACTTTAAGGGAAGTTGCCGACCGCCTGGGTGTCTCTTTCGCAAGGATCAAGCAGATCGAAAGTAAGGCATTAGCAAAATTAAAAAAGAGTGACTTACTACTTTGATTAACATTTTAGGTCATTTATGAAAATTATTTACTATTTAAGTTTGAGTTTAAATTTAAGGAGAATCTATAATGGCTCGCAAACCACTTTTAACCGAGGCTGAAATTCGCAGCTTCATGAAGCTTGCAAATTTGTCCCCAATTGGCGACGTCAAATTGCATGAGATGGGCTACGGCCCAGATATCCCCGTCGCGGAAGAGGATGAAGAGGACGAAGATCTTGAAGTCACCGCACCCATGGGTGCCGTCGACGATGCCGGATTAGACGAGCCAATGCCTGTTGACGATGTTCCGGTCGACGATATTGAAGACGTACCACTTGATGATATGGGCGACGAAACTGCTGAACTGGGAGACGGCGATATAGAAGATCAATTTATGGATCTTGTAACTCAACTTGCCGACTTGCTCCAGATTGAAGTTGACATGACCAATCAAGGCGAAGGGCCCGAAATCGAGGATGACGAGCCTGTAGAGCCCGCTGACCCGGCTCTCGATGAGCCTCTTCCCGATCCCGGCGAGCCCGAAGGGGGTGATGTAGCCATGGCCGACGTGGATGATGAAGAAGAAGATGAACTTCCGGGCAGCATGGGTGTCTATGAAAACAAAGAAGCAATCGTAAATGAAGTCACTAAGCGTGTTGCGCTGCGTCTTAAGGCCGAAAACAGCAAGAAAGAGTTAGCAGAAGAGCTTACAGAGAAAATCTTTAACCGTCTTGTAAAAAACGGTTGACAAGTTAGCGCTTAATTGTTATAATAACCATCACACTACGCTGATGGTTATTTTTTGAGTTAAAATGAATCTTGAACACATAGCTTTAAATATATTAATATTCGTATTCGGGTACTTTACCTGCCGCACATTTTACTTCTTCAAGTCGGTCCGTCGTTCTATTGTAATATTAAAGTTTTCACAGATCGTGTCACTCTCTATCTTTCTGAAGTGTATAGAAGAATATTCAAACGCTAGCGCACACAAATTAATAGCATTGAACAAGTGTGGAATTTTATCTTCTGATCCAGTTTATCAGAAAGTTTCATTAGAAGCCGACGCACATATTGAAGATTTCAAGGCGAGAAGTGTATCGTCACTTAAATCATTGCATTCCGGATTTTTCGAGACGACAGTTGATTTTGATGATTGGAATTCCGCCATGGCTTTTCTGAAAAAGAACAAAGAAGTCATGCAAACGTTTTTTAAATAAGGGGGTAACGTGTTTAAAAATGTTAAAAAGAAAATTACTAAGGCCGGCATCATTGATAAAATCAAGGAAGCGGCCCTCCCAAAGAAAAGCAAAGAAGATAAAGACAAGATTGTTTTAATTGATGCCGACGCTCTCGGAAACGAGCCCGATATGAGGGTTGTCGGCCTCTTCTCTGATGTCGAAGAAGAAAAGGTAGCAGAACTAGTTCAAGCTATTCTGTATTTAAACGAGCTAAACAAAGCCGAGAAGGATGAGGCCAAGAAGAAGCCAATCGATTTTTATATTTGTACAAACGGCGGCTCGGCAGACGATATGTTTGCCCTGTATGACATCATTGATATGGTAAAGAGAGAGACAGAGATTCACACCATTGGCGTTGGTAAGGTCATGTCGGCCGGTGTCTTGCTGCTAGCTGCTGGTACACGGGGTAAAAGAAAGATTGGCAAGCATTGCCGGGTTATGATTCATAATGTGATCGGCGGCAACCACGGCTCTCTTCCAAATTTAACAAACGAGCTTGAAGCTATTCAAACATTGCAAGACGATTACGTGGACGCGTTGGTTGAAAATACCAAGTTAACAAAAAAGACGCTAACTAAAATGCTTAACGAAAAGGTTAACGTCTATTTATCAGCAGAAGAAGCAATAGAAGTAGGTATTGCAGATATAATTATTTGAGGTTTTAACGTGGATATTACAGAGATATTAAAAGAAGAATATTCTAAGAAAGATGGACTAAAGCAAGCGACGAACTTGATGGAAATGATTGAAGAAGTCATCGCCGTCACCTCTTTGCTTAATGAAGAAGCTGTCCCAGATGTTATGCCGACGGATGATGCCGCGGCAATTGAAATGATTTTAAAGATGATTCCAAACATTGAGGTTTCGGAAATCGGATGGTCAGATGTTCGCACACCCGAAGGTGGCGCCGAAATTAAAGGGCCACAGCGCCGGCTGCTGGAAGACTATCTCAGCAACATTGGAGGCAAAGATTTCAAGGAACGCATTCAGAATGTTTCTAAGTTTTATGATACCGGCACCAATATGATTTCAGAACAAGCCGGCAATGATCGCACCCAGCGTATTGTGCAGGCCATCTCTTATCTTGTATTCTATAAAACACTCACCAAGGTGATCACCAACTTTAACGCATCGTCCGCTGGCTTCAGCTTTGAATCATTCTTAGCGGCGCTTGTCAATGGATTTCAGATCCCGGCCAACACTGGCACGATTGCTGACTATATTGACCGCGCTGGCGAAGGCCCAATCCCAGTCAGTTTGAAATTATATAAAGAAGGTAGCCTTGAAGTGGGGGGAAGTTATACTGACTTGGTAAATGACTTAACCATGACAGGAGAACAAACCAGCAATTGGGCATCTTCGTTTCCCAATGCGATGAGGTATGTTGTTTGTACTAAAGCGTTAGAAGGTGATGACTTGGAACAAGAAGGCGAAATTCGCTTCTACCAGTTTGATTTCACGCTTGATAATGTGGTTGACATTATAACTAAGTCAAAAGACACATCTAAAAAATGTATTATGTTGCCGCGAAGCGTAATAAACGGACTTAAAGGTGGCCAGCTTTCTGGCGTTGATCTTCAATTGCCCGATGCAGGCACGCTTCCTTCTCCCGAACAATTGGAAAAGGTATTTATCGACGCCCTCGCCGCCGAGATTAAAGAAAGAGAAATTCCTCTGAGTGATGAGGCATTCAAAGACCTACTTCAAGCGTTGAATTGGGCAAAGGAAGATTCGTTATTCCGGCCGGCAAACCCCGCTCGCTTTGGTGGTGTTGAACAGGGGGTTGTGCGTGGCATTTCAGAGACCGATCCGGCCGCTCGAACAGCCATAGTAAAGAGCCTGTTCGCACCAAAAGGATCTCCGCCCCTGCTTCCATGGGCGCCCAATGGCCGGCAAGCCTTATCGACAGCGATCGGCAGAGCAAATGCTGTCGTCACTAGTAGACACAGTGCCTCCAAGAAAGCAGACGAGAGAAACCAAGAGATTGCGCGCATGGTACAAGAGGGAGAATTCCTGGACCCAGAAGAGTCAGCCAGACAATATGGAATGCTTAAGAGCGCCGACCGCAAGAAGATTGCTCTCAAGAATAGTTGGGGCTATCTCACAACCGGACACTTTTCTTTAAATCAAACGCAGGCTATTACTTCCGGCGACCCCACGAACACAATTAATATTGGCGCCATCAAAGTCGGCCGAGCCGAAGTTGCACGCGTGGTGAATTCTATTAGAGATATTCTCAACGAAGAAGTAACAGAGATTTTCAAATCATTGAAGATTCTTTCCGATAGCCTTAACCAATTCTTTGCCGGCGGCTTGGAAAACGATACGCTTGCTGGAGATTCGATTGCGAACGCGAACAATATTAGCTCGAAAGAAATTTTACAACCCAAAAAAGACAAATAAAGCTTGACATTGTTCAATAAAGCGATTATAATATATTATCATTAGAGGTATCAGTGAGTCGAGAATACGACGATAATCAAACATTACAACAAAAGATTATGACGGGCGCTAACAAATTAGCTGACAACGTGGCGTCGACCCTTGGACCGAGAGGAAGGAATGTGCTGCTTCAAGAGAAAGGGCAACCGCCATTCATCACAAAAGATGGCGTGACTGTCGCCGCTTTTGTCGCGTGCGAAGATCCCTTCGAAAATGCCGCAGCCCAGATTATTAAACAAGCAGCCGTGGAGACGAACAACACTGCCGGCGACGGCACAACAACTGCAACCGTTTTAGCCAGAGCAATACTCAGAGAATCACAAAAGTATGTTGTCTCTGGCGTTTCACCAATTGAACTTAAAAGGGGTATAGATGCTAGTATTAAACAAGTATGTGATCGCCTTGACAATATGTCACGCCCGGTCACTAATGCAGAAGATATCGCTCACATCGCTACAATTTCTGCCAACAACGATTCAAATATCGGAAATCTTATTACTATGGCTATTGATAGGGTCGGAGAAGATGGGTCTGTAACTATTGAAGAATCGCGCTCGGTTGAGACATCGATTGACGTAACGGAAGGCTTTAGATTTAACGCTGGATATTGCGCCACTGCGTTTATTACTGACGAGCGGCGAGCGGCGATGGCCTATGAAGAGCCGCTGTTCCTGATAACAGACCACAAGATTTCGCAGGTTGAGCCGATTCTGCCAATCTTAGAAATGGTAGCGAGAGAGGGGCGCCCATTAGTTATTGTTGCAGAAGATATTGATGGCCAAGCGTTGGCTGCTCTGATCATGAACGCTGTGCGCGGCACACTAAAGATTGCAGCTATCAAGGCTCCGATGTATGGTGAAGAACGCCGCGCCCTTCTGAGTGATCTCGCTTTATCTGTAGGCGCCGAGTTTATAAAAAGAGAAGATGGTGCAAAAATGGCCGACGTAAAAATGTCAGATTTGGGAACTGCCCGGGCCATCGAGAGCACTAAAAATCTTACAACTATTATCGGCGGCAAATGTGATTTCAAACAAGTCGATGAAAGAATTGAGTCGCTAAAAAATCAAATTAAAGACACCGCCTCCCTCCCGGAATGTGAGAAGTTACAAAGTCGCGTTGTCAGGCTTTCATCTGGTGTGGCTATTATATCTGTGGGAGGAACCACAGAAGTAGAAATGACAGAACGGAAGCACCGCATTGAAGATGCTCTTGAGGCTGTCAGATCCGCACAAGACGATGGTATCATCGGCGGGGGTGGTATTGCATTGTTGCGGGCCTCACAGGGTATCACCATTGACCCAACTCACGATGATCAGCTTCATGGCTGCGCGGTCGTGCGAGAAGCCTGTGAAGAGCCATTTAGACAGATGGCTATTAATGCTGGAGAATCAGCCGACATACTAATTAAACTTGTGAACGAATCTGATTCTGATACTGGTTGGGATTTCCGCAACAATAAGTTAACAAACATGTTTGAAGGTGGTATAATTGATCCCGTAAAGGTCACAAAAACTGCATTGCAGAATGCTGCTAGCTGTGCTAGCACGCTTATCACTACTAATTTTGGTATAATTCAGACGGAGCTTGAGTAATGTTTAAAGGACAGCTTTGTTATATACCGCAGGATGTTTATTTGGTGCAAGAGAATAACCGTAAATATCATAAAACTGAAAAACCAATTAATGCGGTCGTTGTTGAATGTAATAGCTGGGATAAGTGGTGTAAAATATTATATAAAAATGAAATTTGGGATGTGAGTCTAAAACACACATACCCGTTGGAGGAAAATGTTAGTAAGATTGACAGAAGTTTGTAATACTGGCGCCGTCACTAACAATGCACAATATTCTTTGCGAGAGGTTTATGTCAACCCAGAGCATGTTGTGATGGTGCGAGAAGAACAGAGACTAAAACAAATAAATGAACAAAATAGTGTGATCGAAGGTTTAGATTCGAGTCACAGGTTTTCAAAACTTGTTATTGATCGGGGAAACACAGGCACAGAAATTGTTGTCGTAGGTGCTCCCGATGTGATTGAGACAATATTGAAAAGACAAAAACAGGTATTAAAAGGTTAAACATATGAATAATAATAGAATTACATTGCAGTATTCGGTTGAAGAGAGTCAACTAAAATTTGAGGTGCATCGATTGGTTTGCAATGCTTTGCGAAGATTGACGTCAATCACGTCCGATGAGCCGGCCGCCAACTCTATTCTGAGCATGTCTACGGTAGACGAGATTCGCGCGCTCCGTCTCGAATTAGCAAAAATTGATGTACTTTTTGCTGATGTGGGCACCATCATTGAAAATTATGTTGATTACAAACACGAGCAACGTGTTTCGCAGTCTCCCGTCGCCGACGAAGTGCCGAGTGAGCCCCTGAATCTTGACGTCTTACAGGACAGAATACAAAACTTTAAGGAAAATCTGAAACTGCATGAGAACACCGATTAAAGATCTAAGGCATGTTTCAAAAGCGCTTCCTGTTTTAAAGACCCTCATCCCCCCTGAAAGCAAAGTGGAAACGTTTTTGTTGTTCTCCGGGGATTTGGAAATAAACTTGGCGGAAGCTGAACGATATGTCACTGCTCATACGACAGAAATCCCGGTTTATGACTTTTGGATGACGATGTTTGAAGATCCGGGCTCTATCACCGATTATGTTAAGTTTTATTATCCCTTCCCCGATCAAGATGTATTCAATGTTTTTCAAAAAACATTTAATCAGCAAAAAAATCCGTCCGCGAGAGCAGCACTTTTCTTCCTGCTAAATCGATGCTCAGACCTGGGCACGATTTCGTCAGGCAACTTTGAACAGTCTAATTTTAATCCCTTGGCTTTGTCATATATAAAGAGATTCAAAAAGAACAATTTTGACGTCAAGCTCGACAAGGATTTGATCGAGGCTCTTAATTTTGATATGGAAGCCGACTTTGTATTCATACCGGCCGGAAAGTTTAATTATTCCTTTTTTCAAGAAGGAATGAACACAGGTGACGAACAGACAAGATTTGATCACGAAGATCTCAGGGACACCGTGTCTAACTTGAAGATACCGACAATTGTGCTATACTCGTATCACCCCAAAATACTAGAAATATATAAAGATTTTGATACCAAAATTTTAATTGATAAATATGGTAAAATTACAAAAGATAGAAAAATGTCGAAGGAGGTTTTAATTGCCAATTTTTGAATTAGGAAAAACCTTCGCGTTCTTTACAGTGGCCCAAGCCTGTGTTTGGTTTCAGTGCTATTCACATTACATTTGGTCTTGGTGGGAAGGCAAACCGTTTCACGCTGCCATAATATTTGGCATACCGGCTAGTGTTTTATTTTGGTATGGAACCAAAATTGCCGTCGATGCCACCGGAGCCGCATGGACGGCTAGGATGTTGGGCTTTGGCGCCTCTTACTTTACATTTCCTGTGTTGACTTGGTGGCTGTTGAACGAGAGTATGTTCACGACGAAAACTATGTTGTGTATATTTTTATCATTTTTAATTGTTGGTATTCAATTATTTTGGAGATAGTATGAGAATTGTAGAAAAACCTTGGGGCTTCGAGCACATCTGGGCCGAAACCGACGCTTACGTTGCTAAGATGCTCCACATAAACCCAAAGCATCGACTGTCCCTCCAGTATCACAAGATCAAAGAAGAGACGGTCTACGTGCTGGAGGGCACGCTTCTGAACTGGACCGATGAAGAGAATCCTCCCCAGAAATATCCCCAAGGCGCCGTTTGCCACATTAAACCTAATCAGGTGCACCGCTTTGGGGCCGGCGACGAACTAGTTAGACTGATGGAAGTTTCCACCCCTCATCTTGATGATGTTGTAAGACTATCGGATGACTATGAAAGATGAGCGATATATTTCTTTTTGATGTGGACGGAACCCTAACAGTTGCCAAGCAGAAGATGGACCCATTGTTTCAAAAAGATTTTTTGAAATGGATGGAAGGAAAAGAAGTTTATATTGTGTCCGGCGGCACATTTGAAAGAATTTTAAATCAAGTTGGCACCGATGTTCTTGACAAAACATCGGGCGTTTTTGCATGTATGGGCAATGCTTTCTTGCAGAAACCAGATCTTGTCAACGAGACTGGCTTTAACGAGTGGGAGCTAGTATATGCGAACAAGTTTGTCTATCCTAAGAACCTCAATCGCCGCTTAGAATCTATTGTGGCAAAGTCTGATTTTTCAATCAAGACTGGCCGTCATTATGAAGAGCGCGTGGGTATGTTAAACTTTTCGATCGTCGGCCGCAACGCAAATCAAGAGCAAAGAAAGCGTTATGAAGAATGGGATGCCGAGAAGCAAGAGAGAAAACAGATTGTTGAAGTTCTCAAGAAAAAGTTTAACACACTTGACTTTGTTATAGGTGGTGCTGTGAGCATGGACATATTCAACAAAGGAAACGACAAATCACAGATTATTAAAAGATATTTTGAAGAAGCATTAGAACACAACAAGTTTCACTTTGTGGGCGATAGAATTCCTTCCCCGGGCAACGATCACACGCTGGCCGAAAAACTGCGCAAACACCCGAATGGCGCTGCATACGAAGTTGAAACATGGGAAGACACCGCTAAACTATTAAAGTCTTCGCCATTTGTGTAGTTAACATCAAAAACAACTATTTATAGTGACGGAGTTTAGTACATGGACATTTCAACAGGTAGCTGGTTTAAATATTTACGCGAAGAAATCTTAACAGAAGGGCTGCGAGATATAGGGCTCCCCGAAAGGATCATCGATTTTATTGAGAACGCGATGCCGAACGCGCCCGAGAAGTCAAAGACATACGCAGGCAATCAGTGGAAGGAATGGGAACTAAACCGAGGTTATGTCTCGCGACCGCAAGGGTTCTGGGTCGA